TTCTCGTATCTCCTTGTTTTATTGGAGTTGGAAAAATACTACTATCAGCAGCATCAGCCGGAAACTTTCCTGCTAGATATTGTCCTCCTACATATCTTCTTGCTTGACCTGTAGTAGCATTTCCTCCCCTTGATGAAGGTTGATTCATACCATGTTGATTATCAGTTCTTGTTGGATCCAATCTTCTATTTTTTTTGAACTCGTGAGGAGGAGTTTCGTGTTCTAATGGTTTCTTTTTGCCAAAAATTGTTTTCTTTTGTTTGGGTGCTTTGGAAGTTTCAGTATCGTCTGCAGTCTTCATTCCACCATATCTAACCATATCTTTATCGGATATATCCATTTGGGATTTATTTGGATCTTCTACACCAGTTCTTGCTCTTTTTGCTCTATTTTTTTCTGCTGGAGTATGTCCACTTTGTAGGGGGTGGGCTGGGTCATCCCAAGGAACTTTACCTTCATCATAAACATCCAAATATGCTTCTTGTAAATTTCGAAAGTCTTGGGAATTCATTTATCTAATACTTTTTATATATTTATAAAAAAAGGAGGTATAAAACCTCCCATACTTGTTCAGTTAGGCATCTACTTCAGTAAGAACCATTTTCTTTGCGTAGTTATAAGCAAAATCAGTTCTTGCACCATGATGTCCCCAACGTATCCATCTTGATGCAAGACCCATATAACTGTCAATGGATCTTCCAGGGGTCTTCATTCCCCTCTCAATCATCTTCCAGTCACTCTCATTCAACATATAGTTGAGTTGAGTATCAAGTGAAGATGCACTACCACCAAGTCTGGCAGCATGATTTCCTAAACCATTATATCGTGAAGAATCTGTCCACTGAATCAATCCATATCCTCCACTTCCACAAGACTCATATTTTATTCTTGCACCACCTTCACAAATATTGGGAACAAATCCAGATTCCTGTTTTATGTTTCCCATAATGGTGGCAAGGGCATTCTTATCTTTGATTCCTTGTTTTTGTAAGTAATCTAAAGCATAAGTTTCTGTTTGATTACATCCTTTACATTTCCAAATCTTTTCTTTATTTTCGACCTTCGTTTCTGTAATGTTTAGTTTTTGAGATTTGGTGTCTTTCTGATTTGAGAAGTCTTGAACAGTAAGTTCTAAACTTTCTTTCTCAGGAACTGGTGGAGCACTCACTGGTATTAGTAGTGGTGACTGAAACGCAGTTAAGACTGAAAGGGTAGCAATTGTTGATAGTAGCATTAATTTTAATAGAATTCGGCATCCGTATAGAAGAGGGGTATACCATCCTCTCGGGGGCATCTTCCACGGCTCTAGGTTGTCACGTCAAAATCTCATAATAAAAAAGCAATCTTTTTAAGGATTGCTTAAACATTATATAAGGTTATTTAGGTTTTGTCAAGATAATCATTTAAGTATTCTAAAGTAATCACTTCATAATCTTCTTTTTCTTGTATCCATTGTTGAATTTCTTTATGTAAACATCTTGCTTCTTTTTTTCTTCCATTTTTATAATGATGTTCTATCTGTTGAATATAATATCCAACAATATCATTACATTGCATCATTATTTGTGTTTTTGTTTGGTTCATAATTGAAGTAATCTTTCCTAAAATATCTTCCAAGAATATTTGAATTATAATACCTTGGATGACTATCGTCAAGTTTTTCAATCAAAACATTATTTAAAAATAACTGTTTCGTTTCTTCATAATTAGTTTTTCCTACTGTCTTGTGAAGACTTATAATCTTTCTTTCAAACTTATCTTTTCCAAATATCTTTATATCTTCTTTGAGTTCTGGACAGCTTCCATAATAATTTTTCCAATCACTTTCCTTTTTACTTTTTCTTTTCTTTCCTTTATCCTTTGTAAAAGACCAAAAGTACTTCCTTCCAATATAACACCGAGTATTACAAGTGTTTCGTATATGATATACAAACCCATACCAATCTTGGATGTCATTTGTCTCAAAAGGTTCTTCATTATATAACCAAGGGTTTGAGTAAGTTGCCAAGAGGTCTCTAGAATACTTAAAGTATTTAGAGTTACAATCTATCCTTCAAACCTAACAGAGTGATTCTAATATCCTTTGGTTATCTTGTCAACTATTTTTTCTTACCCTTCATATAATTTAAGTAATATTGTACATGTGGTGCATCTTTTTGATCTCCTGCCTTGATTGCTGCTGCTGCAGGACCACCTTTATTGCCAAGCATAGCATCAGCAGTAGCAGCAGAATACTCCCTCTTCATGCCCCCCTTCTGCCCTCTATGTGGAGGTAATCCAGCTTCTTTTGCTTGTGCTTCTAATCTTTTTCTCAATGTAGTACTGCCAGGTGGTTTTTCACCTTTCTTGTGAGTATATCTTGCTTGATTTAACATATCTCCTGAGTTTGCAACTCCTCCCAGTTTATCAATAGCTTTTTTACTAACTGTTTTCCATTCTTCTTCTACACCATATCTGCGATCAGATTTTCCTGTATTCATAGAATCTTTTGCTTTTTTAGTAGCAGTTGCATACATAACTTCCTTCCACTTATCTCCATATCTTTTTTTGAAGTCAGATGCAGACTTCTTCATTCCAGTAACAATTCTTTCCTTTTCTTTTGTTTCTGTAGAATCCAATGCCTCATTTACATGATCTGCTGCTTTATATGCAGGATTTCCTTTTTTATATTTTTGCCATGCTAAAGTATTTGCTTTTCTATCAGCAGCAGTAACTGTCATTCTAGAATCTTTTTTTTCTGCAGATTTACGCTTAGCATAATCCATATAAGACTCTTCTGTCTGAACCTCTTCAAAGTGCTTTCTAGCTGCTTTGACCATATCAGCATGTGCTTTGGTCTTCTTCATTGCCTCAATTGCTTTTTCATTATTCTTCTGACGCTTCTTCATATCAGTCTCAAGATATGAATCGTCTTTTTCTTCATCTACAAGACCACCATCAATTTCATAGGAATCTGCCATTCCATGAATATGCTTACCCTTAGATTTTTTATTTTCTCTTTCTGCAGATTTTCCTTCTGAATCAGCATACTTCTTAGCAACCTTAGGATCCATTCTGCTTGCTTTTTTATCAGCAATCTCTGCCCTTCTCAGTGCTCTTTCTTCTGGATCTAATGCTTCATCAAATTGAAATTGATATACTTTTTGATATGCTTCTAGTAAATTCTTCATGAATCAAAACTTCTTTCAATTATTTATAAAAAAAGAGGGGCATGTGCCCCCCTCAATCTTATAACTTAAATCCAGTAAAACTATCGGTTTTCATATCTTGTTTAATTCCACCAACCAAATAACTTGAAATCTCAGTTTCTTGTGGAGCAACTTGCACTGATTTAGAATTAATCCAATGTTCAGTCCAAGGAAGTGGATTGTTCTTTGATGCAACATCATATTCAGGTTTTAATCCAACTGCTTTCATTCTACGATTTGCAATCCACTCAACATATTTTTGAAGAAGTTTATCATTAAGACCAATCATAGACCCATCTTTGAACAGATAATCTGCCCACTTCTTTTCTTCATTTACACAAGTTTTAAATGCTTGTCTTACCCATTCTTGTTCCTCTTTAGCAATCTTCTGCATCTCTGGATCATCTCCCTCATTCCATTTGTTGAGGATGTTTTGAGTGATGACAAGATGCTGATTTTCGTCTCTTGCGATAAGAGAGATAATTTTGGCAGATCCCTCCATGAGTTTAAGTTCCCCAAATGCAAAAGAACACGCAAACGAGACATAAAATCTAATCCCCTCTAAAATGTTTACATTCGCAACTGCACGATATAGTTTTCGTTTTAATTCAATTCTTGCATCAGTTCCATAAGGAACACCTTCATTTGCAAACTCCCAATCATTAGAAGTTCCATAAGAATGTGCAGAATTAATAAAGTCATCATAAGCACCAGTAACTGATGATGCTCTTTCTAATATCTTTTCATTATTTAGAATAGTATCAAAAACTTCTGATGGATCTGAATAAACATTCTTAATAATATAGGTATATGATCTAGAGTGTATCATTTCCATAAATTCCCATACCGTCATACAAGCTTCCAATTCTGGAAGTGAGCAGTAAGGTGTAAATGCCATTCCAGGTCCACGACCCTGAATAGAATCTAACATAATTTGATACTTCAAGTTAGAAGTAAAAATATGTTTCTGTTCTGGTCTTAATGTTTGATAATCTCCACGATCTTTTTGTAACGAGATTTCTTCTGGTCTCCAAAAGAAACCAAGTTGTTGTTGAGTTAACTTATCAAAAATTGGATACTTATAAGAAT